ACTCATTGACGTACAGGTCGCCGGTCGTAGCCATATTCTGGATTTTCAGGCCGCGGCGAGCGGTGTTGGCGGGAGCCAGCGTCGTAGAGGTGTTCGCCGTTGAGCTGGTCGTGCCGCTGCGATCGGTGCCGGCGGGGAGCGGAGCGGCCTGGGTGTTGGTGGGGCTGGCAGGCGTTCCGGACGGCGCCTCGTTGCCGTCGCTGTCCGTCAGCACCATCGCGGGAATGACGCCCTTGAAAGACTTGGGCGCAGGATCGCTATAGCCCTGCTGCGTCACCTCGCGCAGGTAGCCGATGAAGCCGCGGGGGCCGAACCAATAAGATAAGGTAGCCACCGCGGCCTCCGTCGAAAGCGATTACAGGTCGGTGATCGCCGTCATGTCGTTGGTGTACGGCTGACTGCCCGGCGGCAGATCGTCCGCCTTGATCTTGAGCCGCTGCATGAGCGCGCGGACATAGGGTGTCCGGTTCTTCCCATTGCGTTCAAGATGGAGAAGGCCATAGACCTTCTCCTCCGGCAGCGGGCTGTCAGCGTTCGCCTTGATCCGCTCCTTGAACGCGTCTGGCGCCAGGTCCAGCGCCGGGGCGTACATGGTGATATCGTCCCAGCCGGTGTACTGCGTGCCTACCGCACCGCCGGGAAGCTGCCCGTCCGTCAGGAAGCGGTGGCTTTCCGCCGCGGCATCCTGCACATCCTTCTTGGCGCCCTCCTTGCGGGCTTCCGCGCGCTCCGCCTCGGTGAGGGCGAGGCCGTCCGCCGCGCCGTCAGCCGGAATATCGGTCTGCTTGTTCGTCGCCATCGTCGCCTCCATCAAGCCTGATTGAACAGTTCGACGCCCGCCAACTGCGGGTTCGTCAGCGACGTGCCCCAGCGCGCGTCGACGCGGAGCTTGCGGGTCAGGTCGTTGATCTCACCCTGCGACACCATCGTCAGGCTGATGCCGAGCGGCGTCGTCGCCTGAGTGACATTCCAACCGTCCTTCGGATCGACCACGTAGCTGCCGGGGATCAGCAGCAGCGAGCCCTTGGTGAAGAACGGGTTAAGCGCAGCGTCGGTGGTGTTGAGCCACGTCAGGGCGGCGCCGTTCGCAGGCGTCGCGGTGACGTTCTTGTACTCGACCTCGGGCTTGGTCGCGCCCTGACCCGAGATGATCGCAGGCGCCACCTGGATCACGCCTGCGCTCGGCTTGCCGATCACGCGATACGTCTGAAGCTGGCCCGTGTTCTCCTTGGAGATCATGTGGACCGAGTTGACGCCGGCAATGGTGAACGCGTCGCCGACCTTGATGCCCGCGTAGTTGGCGGACGTGACGGTCAACAGGCTGTACCGATTGTCCACGTTCTGCTCGACGCCGAGATTGTCCAACACCGTCGCCTTTGGCACGTAATACTGGTTGGCGCCGTTAACGGTCGTAGCACCGCCGGCTGCGGCGGCCAGCAAGATCGTCTGATCGTTCTTGAACACCTCGAAGCCGGCGATATCCGACCCGATCATGGCGCGGCTGTAGGCGTCCTCGGAGCGCTTGGTCGCTTCGGCGCGATTGGCCAAGTTGCCCGCCATCGCGTTTGCGACGCGCGGCGCCAGCGCCATCTTGCGGTCCAGCATGGACGCACCGATCTCGGTCATGACCGCATCCGCCAACGCCACATCGTCATAGCCGGTCGGGGAGACAGTGCGCCGAACGGTGATCGAGCCCTGCAAGGCCACCGTCTGATACAGCGTATAGTTGATGCGGCTCGCCAGCTTCTGCCGAGCAGCCTCCATCCACATCGTCAGCGCCGACGTGTTGCGCGCGTCGAACGGCCCGACCTTGGCGTTCGCGGATTCGAAATAACCGATCTGCACCGGCACCTGCGTACTGGTGATATCGCCGAAGTTGCTGGTCTGATCGACGCCGCTGAACGTCGCGCCGATCATAGGCGCGGGAATCCAGAAGGTGTCGCGAGCCCGCTGCATCTCCTGCGCAGTGCCGGGATCGTAGCGCGTGGCCTGCTTGGCGATAACGAGCGCGTCATCGAAGCCGTCTACGAGGTCATCGAACATGACCAGTTCTTGCTTGGTGAAATTACCGGCCACATGGCCCTCCTGCGTTCGGGTTGCTTGATGCAGCCGATACGCAGGGATTCACGGCACCCTGGCAGCCGATGGCTTGACTTGGTCGTTTACGCCTGTTCCGACTCAGGCGCAATAGGGTTCTTGCGGGGACGGCCGGGGCCGCGCTTCACAACAGGCTCCGCACCGATCACCGCAGTGTCCGAAGGCAGGCGCCGCCATCCTTGCTGGCGCGCCTTTTCCGCCTCCTGCCAGTCCGTCACGATGCGCGTTTCAACCGGGACGCCGTGGATCAGCTCTGCGCCTTCACGCCGCCGATACAGCATCCGCGGATAGTCGCTCACGCTCGACCCCGCTCCCGCAACTCGCGACGATAGGCGATCAGCGCAGTACGGTCATTTGTGCGCGCCGCGTCAGCTTCCAGTCGAGCAAGCTTCTTGTCGCCACCGCCAGCGCCACCCCCACCACTGGCCCCAGGCCGTCGCTCCACAGGCGTCGTCGTCGGTTTCCTGCTCACGCTGATCTTCTCCGCCATGGCGCCGATCATGCCGGCCGCGCGAAACCAATCCGTCGCTTTCTTCGGGTTGAGCGCCTTGAGCTTCGCCAGCTCGTCCTCATGTGTGCCGAGATAGAACCGCACCGCAGCGGCTTTCCCTCCCGCCGCGATGTTCAGCGCGTTCAGGATCACGTCCGGCAGCGCGGCTGTTACTCGGTCGTTTGCGGCATCGTAGCCGGCAAGGCGCAAGCCGGAGCGTTGCTGCTCGAACGCCCGATGCGCTTCGGCGATGTCGTCGCTGACGGCGCGGCCTAGCTGCTCCTGTTCGTCGGCGGCCTCGTCAGCTTGGCGCTTGCGCTCCTTCCAAGCGTCGCGCTCGCTGTCATAACGCTCTTTATCATAATCGCACCCTTCCCAAGTGGGTTCTTCGCCCACCTCGTCAGCCTGCTTCCCGCCCTTCAATTCCTTGTTCTCACGCTCAACCTGGCGCAGCCGTTGGCGGAGGCTGCGAACGCCCTCGGGCTCGTCCTCGCCTCGTCCCAGCGCCTCACCGCCGAACTCGATCACGTCCTGATCGTCGTCGCCCTGCTCTTCGGTGTCGGCGTCAGCAGCATCCTGGTCGTCGGCACCTTCGTCTGCACCATCGGCATCGTCAGCGCCCAAATCGAGGTCGGGGGCGTCCTCCGTCCAGTCCTGATTGCCCTCAAGCTGCGTCGCCATCACCACCCTCCGTCATCCCGCGCTCATGGCTCTCGACGCGCATGGAAGCATCCACCGCGCCCATCGTGGCATCGCGCTCATCCTGCCGGTCGGCGCGGTCCTCACGGGTCGCGGCTTCGACCTCCGCCAGCACCTGCGCCCGGTCCTCACGATCAATGCCGGCCAGCGCAGCAGCAGCCTTCGCCCGTGCCGCCTCAGCGTTCGCCTCAGCAGCGATACGCCGCGTCTCAGCCTCAATACGTTTGGTCATGGCGTTCTCGCGCTCAGCCTCGGCAACGGCCACCTGCGCCTGCGCGATCAGCAGGTTCGGATCGGGCGCCGGGTTCTCGGCCGCCTGCGCCATCTGCGCGGCCTCCTCCTGCGTCGGCTCGACCCAGCCGCCGGGAAGCAGATTTTGACGGAGTGTGCGCTTAACCCCGTCCAGCCCCTCGCCGTCCATATTCAGCACCGCCACGCCGTACAGCGCATTGGCCGTGTCCATGTTGCCCGCGTCCTTGTAACCGGCCGCGATGCCGAACAGCGCCTTCACGGTGGCATCGCGGCGCGTCTTGCTCGCCGGCCCCACGTCCACCACCACCTGATAGCTGCCGCTCGACAGGTCGTTCAGCACGATGGCGCTGCCATCCGACGCGATGGCTTCCTGGCCGATCACGACCTTGGACTGACTGCCCTCACCGTCTACCGCGACCATCTCGCGGCCTTCCTCGACGTAGAGATCGCGAGCCTGGCCCAGCCATATTTCGCCCGACCGCTCCATCGCGACGCGCATGGCATCCATGTACACGTAGTCGCGGGCGTCCCCGCGATCCTGCACAAGTTCGATGGCCTGCGCGCTGGTGTTCGCCGGCACCGTCTGCGGCTGATCCGCCTCGCCAAGCAGCTTGGCGATGATGCTCGACGTGAGTTCCAGCAACGCGGCCACGTTCGGCGCAACCTGCGGGGGCTCGACCGTCATCGACGCGCCGGCTTGCAGGATCGTCGTACCGTCATCGGCCAGCAGCGGGCGAGCTAGGCCGTAGGGCGCGCGGTCGATGTTCTGGCGCGCCCAGGTATCCTCAAGCCCCTGCACCTGCTCAGGAGCGAAGATCGGGCGCGAGAAGGGCGACGCGCCGGCCGCCTCGGTCATGCTCGACACGACCATGTTGAACACGCGCTGCGCGTCGATGGCTTCCAACGTCAGCCCGGCGAAGCGCTCAATTCCATCCACGTACCAGCGCCGCCCGAACAGCGGCACGATGGGAATGGCGGTGCCCGGCACGTAGCCGTGATCCTCAAGCACCTCAGAGCCGGACAGTTCCCACCGCCGCACGCGCTGGCGCTTGATCCGCCGCTTCGACACCTGTCGCCAGCCGGTGCGGCGCAACTCGGTCAGAAGCGTCGTATCATTCTCACGCGCGGCGCGCAGATGCTCGTCGTCGTAGGTCCTGCGCTCCTTCGTACCTTCGTTCTCGAAGGTACGGCGCAGGACCGAGTGATCCTCTGTCTCGTAGAAGTCCGCGACCGTGATGCTGTCGCCGCGCGTCCAATCGTAATCCCACGTCAGCTTGTCAGCGAAGGTCGTCGCGCTGGCGTCGGGATACGCCGCCTCGAAAGCCGCTCGGCTCAGCGAACGCAGGACGAAGCAATGGCGAGCGTCCGACTTGTCCTGATGCTTGGCGTCGAGATCGAAGAACACCGACTGGTCTGCGTCGTAGATCGGCACGATGCCGATGCGCTGGCGTTCGTTTTCCTCGTCGCTCTCGTCATCCCAGCGCGGCTCCAACGCCCAAGCGCCGAAGCCACCTAGCCGGGCCTCGTCGTGCGCCACGTCGTAGGCGGCCTGTCCACCACCCCGCGTGTCGTTCTCGTCGGCTCGGTACAACCCGTCCAGCGCATCCGCCGACTTGGCATCGCTAGCTTGGCCACGCGGGCGGAAGTCCACCGTGATCCGATTGGCGCGGTAGTCGCTGAACGCCCGCTGTGCCGCAGGCTGGATCAGATTGATTTCCATCCGGGGCAGACCGAGATTGACCTGCATCTCTGCGTCGGTGGTAGCCTGATCGCCGTAAGCGAACTGGCCCTCCCACTGTGCGCCGCGAATCGTGGCGAAGCGCCGGCAGACGAGCGACAAGGCGCGCTGATGTTTCTCGACGGACCAGATCGCGTCGAAAACGCGCATTGCCCGGTCGTGTACGTCGGTGTCGCGGTCCGCCATGCGACGGACCAGTTATCACGCGCCAGCGGCGCGCGGGGGTTTCTCAGTGGTTTCTTACCGGAAGCCGCCGGCCATGCTGGGGACGCGCACAAGCCCGGTCACAGGCTCTGGCTTACGGTGCCCCAACATCACCTCCGTCAACGCCCACACCAGCGCATCCAGCCGGTTTGGCGAGCCCTCACCAGCATATCCATTAGCCGTCATCAGGACCAACTCATCTTCCAGCGCCGCCAACTCGCCCGAATGTCCAACGCGCCCTTGCTCATATAACGCCGATACTGGTTCTGCGCGAACATGCTTGCCCCTGCTAGCAGTGACCTCCTTGTAAGGCACGGTGGCGTCCACCTGACGGACCACGGCGCGCACCATATCGCCGCCAAAGTTTCGCTCTGCCACGATACGATCGGCATTCCATCGGTGATACGCGGTGACGGCACGACGCGCCCAGCCCTCGGGCGACAACTTGCACGTAGCGTCTTCCAAAACGTAGCCGCGACCATCCACGCCACGGCCACAGACGACGATCCCCACGTCGTCGCCTTCATCGCTGCCACTCGTCCCGCTCGGATCGATTGCCACCACT